CGCACAAATAAAACTAAATAAACCCAGATCAAATAAAACCGCACAAATAATGTGCGGTTAGGGGAACCAGCCACGTTCGCCCCCCGAAGGGGGCGAAGCCCACCTCACTTGGTGGGATCGTCACAGGCGGGACCAACCTCGCCAGAGCGACCTTGGGATTCGAAGAATTCCTCATCGCACATGCACAACCACCAACGAGATCTGCGAGCATCTTTCACCCTGAATTTGAAGAGTTCGACATTTTGGCCTCGACCAACTGCATCCACCCAAGCTTCCTTGGGAGTGGAACCAAAACCCTGATTGAGAAGCCCAACCCCAAAAGGGCAAGCATTTTTAACAGAGCGAACGACATAGTGTGTATAGGTAGCCATGGGGGAATAGTAAAACAAAAAGGCATTTAAAACAAGCCCAAATTTAAATTATTTTTTATTCGACATATGAGGGGAGTATAGTATAGGAAAAATTGCTGTAAGTCACTGATTAGTAAGGAGTTACGCGGAACGGGGGGCGCGGTCGCCGTAACTCGCTGATATTCAACGAGTTAGGCGGAATTTTTTATTTATTTTTTGCTTGTATTCCCCTCCCTTCTTTTTTCCTTTGGTGGAACCAAGATTCTCCATAGACAATGCCCTTTCTTTCGAAGAAAGCATCACAAGCCTTGCTTATCTGCTCAGAAGTACCGCGAGGGATAGCGTCGTAAACCCTAAAAGTTTTTTGTGTTGCTATTTTTACAGTGCCGCCATTCGCCACTGCTTTCCAATCTGAATTGTCGTAAGTTTTCATTGTTTTTATTTCCATTTGTAGTTATTAGAGGCAAACTCCCTGCCAAGTTCAATTGCTCCATGCAAAGATGTTTTGATGCTTGTTTCTGTGCCTTCTTTATACCAAGTGAAGCGGTAATCATCGCCATTTTCTTTGACAAAGGTAAACCAAGGCCGTTTGTATTTGTTTGAATCCCTGAGGATTATTTTGGGTGTTTCGTTTTTAGTCATTTAGTTGTTCCTTTCCACATTCGATGAAGTGCATATGCTGCCTAGCATATTGATAGACCGTATTCATTGCCTCCCTAACCTCTTCCTTTTCTGAAAGAGCTTTATCCCAAGCCCCATCCCCGTGAGGGTAGTAGTCTCTTTGATGGAAAGTTGTATCATAAAGGAGTTTGATTTGCGCTTCGCTTACAGCTTCAAACAATTCGTTGTATTCTTTGCGTAGCCTGTCTTCGCCTGATCCATTCATGTGAATGAAAGGCATTGTGTATTTTTTAGTCATTTTTTTTTCAGTAGTAGGATTATTGCTGCTAGGAAGGTTATCCAAAAAGACAACCCAAGTTCAAGGAGTTTTTTTATCATTTTGGTTCAACTACAAAACCTGTTTCGTCTTTTTTAGCAAGGCCTTTTTCGACAAGGCCAATGATCACGCCTTTAGGATCAAGAAAACGAAGATCCGTATCGTCTCCATCGACAACTTGCATTCCCTCCCAAGTTTTGGGAAGCTTGTCACGAAAAACAACTGCCACGTTATGGACTTTGCTTACAAGTTCCTTGATTTCCTCAAGCTCCGTTTCTTCAGAGCGGGAAAAGGTTAGGGAGTAATTTTTTGGCATTTTACCGTCAATGAATTTGCGCATCCTATAGCTACCTTTAGTATAATCATAAAAGGTCACATCAGGGAAGTGATCAAAAATGCTCTTGCCCTCAAAAAAGAAAGGTTTTGTTTCCCAAGGAATATCGGAAGTTAAGTTCAAGCGCACACAAGGCGTTTTATCATACTTGTAAGCCTTCTTTACTCCAGCAGTAAGTTCTTTGTGAAGTTGGGCCATAAAAGTCTCGCGGTGTTGAAACAAGAATTTTGTTTTATTAATTCGAGCTTTTTGTACATTGGTCATTCTCCCACGCCCTGCCGTATTAAGGCAAGCCATAGAGCAACCTTCACTTGCCCAGTGGCAAGTGTTGAAGCCAGAAAGCTTTGAAGGTGCGAGATGGATACCATAAGTGACATAGCCATGAGCTAATCCCTTGATAGTCTTGCTATTACCAGAATTGAGTAATTTCATGATAGATTTGCTATTGATTAAAAATTTACCACCAGCAAGAATAAAAAACTTTATCTCCCTCATTGATTGCATCCATCGCTTCGGAGATAAACTGGAGATCCTTTTCTTTTCTTGTTTTGTCTTGGCTTGTATCACTGCCAAAGAAGAATCCTTGAGTTTTGGGCAGTGTCTCATTGACAATGCATTTTTTCAACTGCTTCAGATCCTCGGTAGTCAGCTCAACTTCGTTGCAGTTGAGATCATTGGCGGGTTTGCCCGTCTTGATATTCCAAAGACTTTCCATCCAACCTTGCAAAGCATTATGTTTGCGCCAGTAGGAAATTTCACACGACTCACCATTAGAGTCCCTTCGTTCTGCGTATTGGTCTAGTCCCATAACGCTGTCTATTCTTCACAAAAATGAACCCGCGCCAAGCTTTTTTTTTGATTTTTAATTATTTTAAATTTAGGGTTGACAGCCTAGCATTTTTTGATATGGGAAAAATCGTTGTAACTCACTGATTGATAGGGAGTTACGGCGGCGCGCGGGGCCGAGGCCCGTAACTCATTGATACTCAACGACTTACGAAGCTTTTTGTGTCAAGCAAAAAAAACCGCCCCCGTAGGGGCGGCTTGAGGTGAGGTTGCCTTGTTAGGCGGGGAGGGCGAGAGCCTTGTCCTCCTCGGTGATAATGGGTTGCGCCACCTTGTCGAAGATGGATTGCATCCGCATCGTGCGGTCGGAGAGCTTGGAAAGGTCGCTACCTTTCAGATTCTCGGTGATGGAATTGTAGAGAGTCCAGAGCGAACCGCCCTTGAACTCCTCATGGCGAGGGTTGCGGAATTCCTCAACGGCCTTGTAAATGTCACGGGCAGGGAAAGCCTTGGCATCTACAAGCTGAACAATCAAGTCGGAAGCCGACTCGACTTCGGTCTGCTGGTACGACTTAATCCTTTTAGACATATCAGTCCAGTGGTCCTTGACCTTAGCCACGGCAGAGGAAAGGACGCGAGGCAGGTCAGACAGAATGTGAGTAGTGTGGCGACGAGCCAATTTGACATCCGAAGAGAAGCAAAGATTCTCACAGACCATCATTTGATTGCCAGCCGCGATGGAAGCCGCAAAGGACTTGTCATGAGCATTGCGAAGACCCAAGACGATCTTGCGATCCTCTCCAGTGATATCCTGACCTTTAAGGGCGAACCCTCCAAAGTACCGCAGACCACCACGCGCAAGGGCGTGTTCCTCTTCGGTCACTTCGAAACCAGCGCGGTTAATGGCCTCGCGGGTCATGTCCACCAGTTGGCGGTGTGGGATTGGAGTGTGGCTACTGGTAGCTTCAGGGGTTTGAACTCCAGTCAGGGCTTCAGCGTCAATTTTGTTTTTTGCGTAGATAAGCATAACGGCAGGAGTATGATCTAAAAAAACACTTTAGGCAACAACTAATTGAACAAAAATGAAAATATTTTGAAGATTACCGCGCCCATCAAAAGAGCGCTACCGAGAACCATAAGGGTGAACACGACATTTTCGAAGAATACTCGATCTTGATTTTTCATATCAAATAAGATTGTCGCATCAAAAGAATGCAGGTCAAATAAAAAACCACAAATAACCGCATTAAATACAAATAAGCCAAATAAAGGCTTGACAAGCTTCTGTTCATAACCTCTTGAGGTTCAGCCACTTACAAAGTAAGAAAAACGCTGTAAGTCATTGATACTCAACGAGTTACGGCGAACCGCCCCGCGGCGCGGCGTAACTCACTTATACTCAACGACTTACGAAAGTTTTTGTTAAAAAGAAACCCGCCCCCTTTCGGGGACGGGCTGAATTTTATTCTTTACTTTTTGTAAAGCTTATACATATCAAAGAAGAGTCTTTGCCAGCAGTTGGCTTTTCGGGTAGATACAGCCTTGATAGCTTTCGCTTGATATTTTAAAGTAGCCATTTCAAACTGAGCAAAAGTAACCAGCTTATCTTTCCTTGGATGATGGCCACCGATACTCCAAGTACCTTTCTTGATCATTTTTTTGATGTCGTCGATATTATAATCACCGCCTAAACCTCTATCCTTTATGGAGTCCAATAGGAATTGAGGCAATCCAGACCACATTTGCGCTCCAAATTTCTTTTGGCTTGCAATCTCTTCTCCGAAGACGTGATCTACGATTTCTACGGTATCTTCCATGACTTTTTTGGTGATCGCAGCTTTCTCTTTTTCATCTAGCAAACGATTCTTCAACATGGTATTAATGGCCGCTAAGATCTGACCATGAAGGGCTGCGACACTAGAACCAAGATCAAGAGCTTTTTCCTTTGTTGGATTCAAAGGGTTATAACCAAGCTTTTTGAAAACTTTGATTATGCCATGAATGTTGTTAGGGTCACTCTCGTTGAGCCTAGTAATTGCTTCAGCACGACCCCAGAATCTAGCATTTACTTCCCATTGACTTTTTGTCTTTGGATCGTTAGCTCGCAAGCACCTTGTGATCGAAGCTAGAGTGTTAACTACTCTGCAATCAATAGTATCATGAGGAGAGGCGCAAATTCTATGCTGACCATCAGTGATTTGAGGGTAGTACTTACCTTTGTATTTATGCAGGTAAATGTTAGGCAAGTCGCAATCATCATCATCCCAATTATCTTGGATGTTTTTGATTTGCTTTTTGTTCAACGCTCTTTGGAAGGCTTCATCGACTCCGATGTTTTCCTTTTTAATTTGCGTTATCTTGTAGATGCCTACCTGTTTAATCTCTGGAGCCTTGGATAAAGGCTTTGCATGGAGATTGTATTCAGTTACTGGCTTGTGGGAGTTCTGATAGAACTTTGTCTTCATTAGTTTTTTTCTTTCTACTTAATGGTTGAATGCCCCCGAATCAGTTGTTCATCAGCGACATCCACAGTATAGTTGGATTTGATTTGTGTGCAACACTTTTCTTCTATTTTTTTGATTTTTTTTTATTTTAAAATGCAGCTCAGGATATTTTTTGACAAATAAGATTGACAAGTGGAACCTCTTGGGATAGTCACAAATAAGCCAAATAATACTTGACAGCCCCCACTATCTCTGAAAGAGATTTGAGAAAAACTTCGTAACTCACTGAGTATCAACGAGTTACGGGCCTCGGCCCCGCCGCGAGCCGTAACTCACTTATACTCAACGACTTACGAGGTTTTTTTTGTCAAGATAATTCTTTATTTTTTTTGTTTTAAATTTCGCCTTTCCACAGCGCAAGCTCCCAAGCTCTTCGCCGCTCTAACCCTTTACGTACCTTTCCCGCAGCCCTCCTGTATAAAGGCAAGATTTTTTCAACGCTTTTATAGTTGCCAGAGTTTAGACGGTCTTTTCCATTCACAAGCTTCCTGAGATTTGTCATGCCGCAATTGAAGGCGAAAGAAGTCAAAGCATTTAGTTGATTATCTGAAAGCTTCACTTGAACTTCCTCGCGAACTTTACCTTTGACCTTATTGACTTCCTTCAAGAGTAAGGATCTTGCTTCCTTCTCACTTATCCAACCTTTTCGGAGTGCGCTTTTGTCAGTGCATCCGTAGCCTATTGTGCGGACTCCCGCGCAACAGTAGTACGGGCGAGGTTTGAAACCTTCGAAGTGAACGAGACCCTTCTCTAGTTCCTTGTCCCAATCATGACGCTTGACCAATGGAAAGACCAGAAGGGGGCGGTCTGCCACATTGTGAGTGATTATGAAGGCGGTTTGCCCTTGGCATCCGAAGAATACCAAGAGCGCGAAGATTGCTGCCAGAGTAAGAATGAAAGTTTTCATGGCCTTGAAGCTTCTTTGATTTTTTGAATCATACGCGCCGCATCAGCGCGGGAGATATTAGCGGAAGACCAGACGAATGGCCCGACCTTCACCGTTGCCATTGGCTCAAAGTATTGGTGCTGCTTTGGGTAGACCTTGAGGCGAATATTCTCGTTTTCGTAGACCTTAGAGAGGCCCTCTCGTGTGACTGTGTAGTGTTTGGTCATGAGGAGATTTTACTGGAATTTCTTGAGTAGAACAAGTTTTTTTTGCATCTTTTAGCAATTTTTGAGGCGAATCACTACTTCCCCGTTGCGCTCAAGCTCTTGCCTGAGCGTAATGTCGCAGAATGCTCTCCACTCCTCTTCGGAGATCTTTCCTTCGCGGAGCTCAAACCACATCATGGAGAATTCCTCCTGTGTGATTTCGCCTACGCTGTGACCTAACTTTTTCTGTACTGTGTCGGACATGGGCGGAGTATAAAGGAAAGCCTTAAAAAAGAAAAGCTTTTTCTGCATCTTTTTTTTATTGGATGCAGAACCACCCAAGATTTTTGGGGTCCATCTTAGAGATCCATGCTTCACACTCTTCGCGTGTGCCTGAGAACTCGGCATCCTTAGAGTAGTTGTGGTATACTGTGTATGTCTTTGTTTTCATGAACGTAGTATAGCAGAATCTCAGGGGATTAGAAGACTTTTTTTTCATTTTTAAACATTTTTTTTCTTAGAAAAAAGCTTGACTCTCCTCTTGTTTACTATAAAGAAAAATTCTTTGTAAGTCGTTGATACTCAATGAGTTACGGCGGCGCGGGGGGCCGAGGCCCGTAACTCGTTGTCGTTCAGTGAGTTACAGCGTTTTTATTTTTTATTGTTTTTTTATGGTGAAAGGCTTGACATTATCGCGATTCTGTCAGAAAATGAGGTGACACCCTGAAACCAAGCACACTAGGTCAAGAGAAAACCCGCCAGCCTCCGAAGAGACTGACGGGCCACACACACTAGACACACACTAGAAAACAGATTTTGCCAAGTTGATGGCGGTTGAAATTTTCCCTTTTACTTTGGTAATTCCCGCAACGTGCAAGGTGCGGAACTTGACTGCGCCGCCATCGTCGAGATCTTGAACCTCGCCTTGAATGTAGCGGTACCCGCTGCTTTCTGCGAAACCGATCCGATCAATTTTTTTGATGACAAGATTTCTCACGCCATCTTTTTTGACGGATGAAGGGTTTTCGTTGTAGTAAGTCACGACACGATTTGTGACCTTGCGACGAAGCTCTTCCTCTGGAAGGCAGTAGAAAGAACTGTCGAATTTGCGGGAGATGTTTTTGTTGGTAGTGTTGGTAGTGTTGTTTTTCATAACGAGAGTATTTTGGTCTAGATTTCGGTTTAGGTCAAGATTTATTTTCCATATACGAAGCGGAGTTCCTTGCTCCACTTTTCGACCATTTTGGCTTCGTGACCGTTAGGCTTCTTGATGGCAGCGGGAAGCCATTTGTTGATCATGCGCTTGAGCTTGCGCTCTCTCAACCACTCGCCCAAGTGAATGCCGATAGCAAAAGGAAAAGTGATGATGATGATGGCTTTGTTGATGAGGGTCTGGTTTTTGAAGTTCATGGTGTTAGCTTAGTGTTTTTTGGTTAGTTGTAAAGATTTATTTTTTGTAGTAATCTTTGATTACTTCATTCCACTTGGCAGGATTAGCCTCGCGCTTCTCTTGGCACTCGTCATTCCACTTGGCTTGACTGGCTCTTGCGGCTTGAAGTCTCTTGTAGTGGCTGCTTGTCTTGGTTGCTTTCATGTGAGTAGTATAAATTAAAAAGTGATTTTAAAAAAGCTTTTTCTGCTACTATTTTTTATTTTATTCCTCGAGGAGTTCTACGTACTCGATCGAGTTGTCCATAAAATCCTCTGGGTGCCGAGGGCACCCCTGCAAGCTGCCTTGCAACTCGACACCTTGGTATGAGAACTCAACGTGCCACAGTGCCCACTGCCACGGTTCGAGTTCATCGACGATTTCGATGAACTCGAGGTCTTGCACCTTACTTGGAGAGATACCCTCGATCTTAGAAAGATCGACCAGCTGCTTAGTAGCTTTATCGTTTTGCATGAATGCATTATGACAGATTCTCGAAAAAATGGAAGATAAAAGTATCAAAAAAAATCTTATATTGGATATAAGCTGGACCGATACCCCCCCGATTAATTTAAAAAACACTTGACACGATACCGCGCAAAGCGGCGGGGGGAGTCTTTCTTCAAAAACTAAACAATTAAATTATCATAGTTGTGCGTTGGTTGGGAAAAAATGGCGGGGTAATTTTGGTGGGACTGAATCTCCATAAAAAACCAATAATAAAAAAATAAAACTAATAAGCCGCGAATATAATATAGAAAAGTGTAACATAGAGTATGACATATCGGAATATGGTGGTGAAGGTGGATGCAGGTAGTCCAATCTTGGGGACAAGAGTGGGTGTAGATTTTTCCACTAAAAATGAGATAAAAAGACAATTGGCCGCGAATATCGACGCTGATGATCAGTTGCGGTTTAATGGTGATGTTGATTGTCAGATAACGGTGGATTTTTTATTGAGGAGTGATGCTGGTAGTTATGAGGGGTTGTATCATTTGTTTGATAACTATCATGGTACTGGAGCTAGTGGGATGATTTTAGATGTTGGGGGTAATGAATATAGTGGTTGTTTTATTGATGATTTTAGTTTGACAGTTAAACCTTTTGAGCCTGTGGTTGGAAGCGCTTCGTTTAGTTGTTATAGTCCTAGTACTACAGCTTTAGCTGGGATAGATGATAGTTCAGTAAATGATGATTTAGATACCCAAAATATAATCTATGGTCACGATTGCACCTTGACTAATGCTGGTAGTGTTGTGGCCGCGAATATAATTGATAATTTAACATATAATAAAACATACTCCAGAACCCCCGTTTATACGTTGGGTTCGCAGCAAGCGACTAGTCATTTAGTGGATGGGGTAGAAGTGGAGATGAATGTGCAGTCTACAGGGTTGAATGAGTTGATTGATTTTAGCGGTAGTAAATTAACCAGTATATTTGGGGTTGCATTGCAAGACTCTTCTAGTGTTGGGGTAAGTTATGATAGTACTGATTTTGATTTAATAGTGAATGCTGGGGCGCATGTGATATCGGAAGGTTACTCTATGGATGGAGGCGGGACACTAGTGACGAAAGCAACAATAAAGGAAGTTATTTTGTAATAATAGGTGTAATATAATATACATATGGCCCGAAAAAAGGTTGCTACGCAAAAGGAGGTTCCGTTTCGATTGTCAGCGGATTTTGAGAGATCAATAAAGTTTAATAAAAAGAATTTTAGATTCAGCCCCAAACAAAAAAGGTTTTTAGATCTTATACTTGGAGAAGATACAAAGATTATTTTTGTTTCTGGCCCTGCGGGAAGCTCAAAGACTTACATGTCTCTATACGGAATGTTAAAATTACTGGAGGAGGACTTCTCTAAAGATATTTTGTATGTACGAAGTATTGCAGAAAGTGCAGATAGGGGGTTGGGGAGCTTACCCGGAGACATTACAGAGAAGTTTGACCCGTTTTTGGGTCCACTTTATGACAAAATGGAAGAAATTGTCGCTCCCGGAGATGCTACTTACCTAAAACAGCAAGAAAAAGTGTCTGCGGTCCCAATAAACTTCCTCCGTGGGGCGAGTTGGCAGAATAAACTGGTGTTTGCTGATGAAGCTCAGAATTTCACACTAAAAGAACTGACTACTTTGATCACTCGTATAGGGGAAAACAGTAAAATTATTATCGGAGGTGATTTTTTTCAAAGTGATATCAATGGAAAAAGTGGATTCAAGCCAATGTTCGACAAATTCGATGATGATGATTCAAAAGAAATGGGAATTCACACATTTTCGTTCAATGAGAGCGATATTGTGCGCAGTAAAATATTAAAATTCATTATTAAGAAGCTAGAAAGTGGAAATTAGTGTAATTACTTACTAATTTTGATATAATTGTAAGATGAGTCACATTTTTTGTTATAATTGTGGAGTTAAGATTGAATATAATTTTGCTAAACCTAATTTTTGTTCTAAATGCGGGACAAGTTTTGGAGGTCAGCAACAATCTCAAGCGGCTGTGGAGCAAGCTCCCAGTCAGACTAAAGCGTCTGTAGTTTCGGATGACGAAACTGATGCTGAGTTCGTACCGCAGCTGCGGAGGCTAGATGTAGAAATCGAAAAGCCTAAAACTTTTACTATTGGTTCTTTGGCGGGGCAGAACACTCCACCAGATTATAAGGGGAAGGGATCATACGATTTTGATGAATTCACTTCTAAGCCTTAATGTCAAAAAAGAAAAGATATGAAGACTATCAAGACCTCATAGATCGTGCAGTTAAGAAGCAAAAGTCAAGATGGCGTTTAGATGCTATAAAATGGTTTGACTTTGAGGATGTTGAGCAGGTAGTAAAATCTCATATAGCCCAGAAGTGGCATATGTGGGATCAGTCGCGCCCACTGGAGCCATGGCTTAGTCGTGTAATCACGAATCGCATGTGGAATCTTATAAGAAATCACTATGGTTCTTATATAAAGCCTTGTTCGACATGTATTTATGCAAGAGATGAGTTATGTGCTAAAACATTGAGTGGTAATCAAGATGTTTCGTGCAAAGATTATGCAAAATGGGCCAAGAAGAAAAAATTTGGGCTAGAATTGAAAACAGCATCTAGTTTGGATGATAATGAGAATGTGGTGAATGTTAAATGCGGTTCATATTTTGATTATGATGCTGACATAGAGAAGCTTAATGATAAAATGCGCAAAAAACTTGGTGAAAAGCTTTATGAGGCATATTATATGTTATATTTTGAAGATTGTTCGGAGGAAGATGTTGCTAAGTATATGGGGTATAAATTGTCTGATACTAATCGTAAGATTGGCTACAGACAGGTAAAGAATCTCAAATGTAAATTTCAAAAGATTGCAATAAAAATTTTAAAACAAGATAAGGAGGAGTGATGGAATTAACACAAGAGCAAAAAGATTATATAAAAGCCAATGCCGCGAAAGTCTCTAATTTAAATGAGCTTACCCAAAAATGTTTTAGGGATGATGATTTGGACGGGCGGACGAAAGAGGGTCGGGCTGTGCGTAAATACTTATTAGAGAATAATATTGATTATAAAACAACCCGCCGCAAACCACAGGACAAAATCGAATTAAACGATTCTCAGAAAGACTTTATTATACAACAAGCCCAAGAAGGATTGTCGTCTTTGGAGATTGCCAAGCTTATATTCCCCCAAAAACAAGTAAAGCCCTTAAGCAATGAGCAAAGAACGGTTTTGGCGCACATTAACGAGATCAATCCAGATTTCGTACCGTCTCAAGATTCCGCAGCCGTTAGCGACTACGTCCCGCCTAAAAGCCCGAGTCGAGTGTTAAAGAAAATCAATGATGCAACAGGATTAGGCTTAGAAGAAAACAAGCTTAACAGACAAAAGCAAATCTGTGTAGAAAAGCTTCAAATCAATCTTTCCAATAGTAGATTTTTAAAAATCATCAATAATTATCTTAACAGGCCAGACAGAGAGTTGTTCGAACAAGAATTTATTCGTTTGAGTTGGGACAAGCCTGATTTAACCGCTGACGAGCTGAATCTATACCTTAACGTATGTAAAGAGGTCATTAACTTGGAAGTTGTTTCTGCTCACCTTAACAAACTTAATGATATGTTTGACGTGGCTGATGACCAGACCGAAATGACCGTACGTCTTGCTGAGATCATAAAAGCAAAATCACAAGAATATCATCAATGTGAAACACGTATTGAGAATTTGACGAAAAAGCTACAAGGTGACCGTGCTGAGCGCATGAAGAAGAATCAAAAAGATAGTGCGTCATTTTTGGCTATCGTTCAGATGTTTCAAGAAGAGGAAGAGCGGAAAAACATGGTTCGCATGGCAGAAATGCAAAAAAAGCTAATTAAAGAAGAGGCTGAACGTATGGAGGGTATGGCTGAATGGAAAGCGCGAATTTTAGGTATTAGTAAAGACGATGCAATTTGAATGTAAAGAGTGTGACAAGGCGTTTGATACGCAACGTGGTCTGCATATGCATATCAAGAAGCACGATATGCTGCTTGGTGATTACTATGTCAAAAACTATCCACGTTTCGATAAGCTGACTGAAAAGCCTATCGAGTTCAAAAACGCAAGCCAGTACTTCTCTAGAGATTTCAACACAACCAGAAACATGAACCTCTGGTTTGAGAAAGCGCCCAAAGATGAGGTGAAAAAATATATTTTGGAGAAATTCAAAAAAAGGCTTAAAAAGAAAGACCTTAAACACGCTCCATCAAGCCTCTACCTGAAGACAGGCGATTGGCCCACGCTAGATGTCATAAAAAAGCTGTTCGGCGGTTACAACGCATTCTGTGGCCAAATAGGGGTAACTCCTGCTTATGGAGATAATATATGTAAAGAATTTTTTGAAGATTACAGTGATCAAGAGGTTTGGATAGACACGAGAGAGAACAAGCCTTTAAATTTTAAAAATCCTTATGTTTTTAAATTAGACTTTGGTGATTATACTCTACCCCCAAAAAACTATACTCATACTCATGCAGAAAGAAAGTCATTCCAAGATTTTGCTGCTACTGTTACTAATGGTTATGCTAGGTTTATTCGGGAGATAGAAAGATGCCAGAGTTTGGGGTGTTTTTTATTTATTGTTGTTGAGGCTGATTATAATAAAATTTATAAAACAAATAGTGCTGCTTATAAGAAATTCAATATGGGTTTTGTATTTAGCAGAATGAGATCTATTGAAGCACAGTTTAGTGATTGTTGTCAATTTGTGTTTAGTGGATCGAGAAAAGACAGTGAGGCGTTAATACCCAAGATCCTCTGCTGTGGCAAGAAGCTATGGAATGTTGACTTGCAATATTTTTGGGAAAAAGAATTAGAAAAAAATGGCTTGGATAGAAGGCAACCAGAACCTGTACAAGAAGTTCAAAGAAGTAAACCAAGAAGTACTTTCCAGAGAAGGTTACATCGAAGAAGGAGAAGCTAGGCTTTTACTTTATAAATTCTTAAGAGATAATCCATCTTTTACTTGTGAGCTATTCACAGGTGTTAAGTTGTTTCCGTTTCAGCATATGGCTATTAAGTCAATGATGGAGACGGATTACTTTTTGGGTATATGGAGTCGAGGTATGAGTAAATCATTCTCTACTGCTGTGTTTGCCATCCTAGATGCTATAATGAATCAAGGTGTGCAGATTGGAATCATATCTAAATCGTTCCGTCAGTCCAAGATGATCTTTAAAAAGATTGAGGATATCGCTAAAAGCCCCAAAGCTGAGTTCTTATCTCAATGCATAACCAGAACATCTAAAATGAATGATGAATGGGTTATGGAGATAGGCAGAAGTAAAATTCTTGCTTTGCCTCTTGGTGATGGTGAGAAACTTCGTGGTTTCCGTTTCCAACGTATGATTATTGACGAGCTTCTCCTTATGCCTGAGAAAATCTTCAATGAGGTTATTATGCCGTTCCTTTCTGTTGTTGAGAACCCTACAGAGAGGCAAGAGATCTATGATCTAGAAACTCAGATGATCGCGGAAGGGGAAATGACCGAAGACGAAAGGACTAAATGGCCAAACAACAAAATTATTGGTTTATCATCCGCATCCTACAAGTTTGAGTATTTGTTTAAGCTTTATCAACAATATGAATCTTTAATCATCAATGAGAATAAACAAGATGGCGCTCATAGGGTTATTATGCATTTTAGTTATGATTGTGCGCCTCCACAGCTATATGATCAAAATTTGATTAACCAATCCAAATCAACAATGAGTCAATCTCAGTTTGATCGAGAGTTTGGCGCTGTATTCACTGATGATAGTTCTGGATACTTCAAAGTTAGTAAAATGGCTGCATGTACTCTTCCTGATGGTGAAGGGCAGTGTGTTGAGGTTGTTGGTGATCCCAGCTCCAAATATATCCTCGCATTTGACCCTTCTTGGTCCGAGAGTGAAAGCTCAGACGATTTTGCTATACTTTTGATAAAGATGCACCCAGAGACGCGAAAAGGCGTTGTAGTGCATAGCTATGCTGTTTCTGGGTCTAACCTGCAAACACACATTCGATATATGGCTTATCTGTTGACTCACTTCAATATTGAGATGGTGGTGGGTGACTACAACGGAGGTGTGCAATTTTTGAGCGCTTGTAAGGAAAGCGGTATATTTAAAAAATTAAATTTAAAAATAGATACAGTAGAGGCTGATTTAGATAACCCTAAAGATTATCCTAAAGGTATTAGACAGTTGAAGCGGTCAATAGATAAAAAATCTAGAAAATTTGTGTTTTTAAGAAAGCCTAGCTCTACATGGATTCGTTTTGCTAATGAAAGCTTGCAAGCCGCTTTTGATCATAAAAGGTTATACTTTGCTGGGTCCGCTATGGATGACAACTACAACATGCAAAGAAAGGCTAACATCCCTATTGAGAAATTAAAGTTTTTGAGAAATCAAGATGCTGAAGAAAAAAACAAAGCCGCAAAAATGATTGACTTTGTAGAGCATCAAAGAGATATGATGGATCTTATAAAAGTTCAATGCGCCTTAGTGCAAGTTACCACTTCGCCTCAAGGAACACAAAGTTTTGATTTACCTCCTAACCTTCGCAAACAGCGAGGCGCTGATAAAGCCCGAAAAGACTCCTATTCAGCCTTAGTCTTAGGTAACTGGGGTATGAATGTATATTTTGATATGTTAGACGATAAAGGCTCTGATATAACAGAAACATTCACCCCAATGTTTATTTCTTAACTTTTAAAAGTTAGAAAGTTACTTTTTGTGTAATATAATAATGCAATGGCTAGGAAGTATACGAAACGATCAGATTATTGGAATAAGTTCAACAAGAACAACAACTTGGGAGATTTAGCTATGAGCCAAGCTTCTCAAGAAGAATATGTGCCTGAATTACTAGGCGAATCATTTTACACCTCTGACGCTTCGTATAAAAAGGTTTCTATAGCTAGAGTTAATACTGCGGGAACTTCAGGTTCAGCTAGAGTTAACTCCGCAGCCTTAAGGAATACTATTGATAGGTTTTCTAGTATTCGTAAGGGTATGCTCCCTTATGAGTATGCTGCTGATGGCGTAAATGTTCGTGAGGGTATTGAGTTATGTCAAAAAGCTTACGCTAACGTATCAGTGTTCAGAAATGCTGTGGACGTTATGTCTGAGTTCGCAAACACAGAGATTTACTTAGAGGGTGGCACAAAAAAGAGTCGGGAGTTCTTTAATCAGTTCTTCAAGCGTATTAACCTTCAAAACCTTAAAGATCAATACTTCCGTGAGTATTACCGTAGTGGTAACATCTTTATCTATAGGTTTGATGGGGAGTTTGAGGTTGAGGATTATGCCCGACTTATGAATCAAGTTGGAGCTATTAATCCTTCAGCTAATAAGATTCCAGTTAAGTATGTATTACTAAATCCTTTCGATATTGTATCTAAGAGGGCTACGACATTTAATGTTGGGGCATATGAGAAAGTTTTATCTGAATATGAGCTTTCCCGCTTACAGAATCCAGCTACAGAGGAAGATCAATTAATTTATGATTCTCTTGACCCTGAGATGAAGAAGTTGATTAAAGATGGATCATATTACACAGATGGTATCAAGATTGAGTTAGACCCCAAGCGTCTTAGCTTTTCGTTTTATAAGAAACAAGATTATGAGCCATTTGCAGTGCCATTTGGATATCCAGTATTAGAAGATATCAATGCTAAGCTTGAATTAAAGAAAATGGATCAAGCCATTACCCGAACTGTTGAGAATGTTATTCTTCTCATCACTATGGGAGCTGAGCCAGAAAAAGGCGGTATTAACGCCAACAATATCAATGCTATGCAGAGCCTCTTCAAGAATGAGAGTGTTGGTCGGGTATTGGTTTCTGATTATACCACTAAAGCAGATTTTGTTATCCCAGATCTAAACAAAGTTCTTGGACCAGCTAAATATCAGATTTTAAATGAAGATATTAAACAAGGTCTTCAAAATATTGTTGTTGGAGATGAAAAATATAATTCAACACAAGTTAAAGCCCAAATATTCATTGACCGCCTTAAAGAAGCTAGGAGTTGTTTCTTAAATGATTTCTTACAGAGGGAGATTAAGAGGATAGCTAATAGCTTAGGGTTTAAGTCGTATCCTACCGCTACTATGAAGGATATCGACATGCGCGATGAGACCCAGCTTATGCGTGTGTCTACTCGCCTCATGGAGCTTGGTATTCTTACCCCACAACAAGGTATGGAGATGTTCCATAATGGAAAGTTCCCGAATGCGGAAGATATCGCTCCTGCACAAACAGCCTTTATAGAACAAAGGAAAGAAGGCTTTTATAATCCAATTGTTGGCGGTATCCCAATGATTGAACCTCAGATGGGTGAAGGTTCCGACGAACCCCAAACTGTAGATACTCCAAAATCTGCGGGAAGACCAAACGGGACAACAACAGTCGATAACGAAAAACTTACTAGACAAAACATCCAAGGTACTATTTATGCCGTGGAAGCATTTAATTCTTTAGCTAGAGAAAGAGCTGAGGAGAAGTTCGGTGGAGACCTGAATGAACAGCAAGAGGAGATGGTTAACAAGCTTTGTGAGTCGATTATTTGCGCCTCAAAGCAAAATGAATGGAATCAAACCCTTGAAGCTTGTATTGATAATTTCGAACTTATTGAAGAATTAAATGTTATGAATGAAGTTTTAAGTGTAGCTAATAAGCATAACTTAGAAGTTTACCCGTCAGCAATTTTATATCACAGTCATGAAAATTAATCCAGAAGACATTGAAGTACCTCTTGAGAAAACTGTTAGTTTTAACAATGGGGAAGCGGAAGTATCAATCGCTAGCAAGTATAGTGGGTCAGAAGCAGGTTTATATAAATCTTATATGAGCATGTGCGCATCCGATGATAAAGCTCTTGTTAATACAGAAGGAATGGACAAAAAGCATACTTATGCAGCTTGTGGCGTTCAGTATGATAAGATGAGAGCTATGATGAATGAATATGGCGAGGGAGGACTTACTGATAAACAAAAGAAACTTCCACCCGCGATTCAGAAAGCTATTCTCGACAAGATGAAGAAGGATGGCAAGATTAGCAAGGAAGACTCTGAAGCTGCTGAAAAGAAACTTTTATCAAAAGATGATGAAAAAGAGCCTGATCCAAAAGGTGAAAAACTGGAGGTTAAGGAGAAAAAGTAAAATGCCTTATAAGTATACAACTACTTTTGAATCTGAAATTTTTGCTCATCAAGTTGATGATGAGTTCGTATCTAAGGCTTCATTAAGCGAGCTATCTTCTCTAGTCCCAAAAAACATTGACTTTGAGAAGAATGTAGACCTTCTAGGTGTATCATTTAATGCTGCTGTTGTTAATGTATTTAACAGAAACGGTGATGGTATTGATACCGCTACCGCTTTAAAGTATAACGATCAGTTTATACATAAGCCTACTAATATTGAACATAATAAAGATAAGATTGTGGGGCATATTGTCACTGCTGGTTTCAGTGAGTATGGCTCTAATAAGATTTTATCTAATCAAGAATTAGAAAATAAGAAAGATCCGTTTAATATAGCTTTGGGAGCTGTTGTCTATAAATCTGCAAATAAACAATTTGCGCAACTTATAGAGAGATCTACAGATCCTGAAGACGAATCTTATTATAAAAAAATATCTGCAAGTTGGGAGGTTGGTTTCTCTGATTATGTTTTGGCTGTGGGAAGCGATAAGCTTAACGAAGCCACAATTGTATCAGACCCTCATAAGATCAAAGAAATGAATGGTTTCTTAAAGGCTTATGGTGGTTCTGGTAAAACTGATAAAGGGGAACCTATCTATAGGTTGATTACTGGAAAAATATATCCTTTGGGTATAGGATTCACTTCTAATCCAGCTGCGGATGTAAAAGGTATCTATAAAGATCAAGAAGATAGTGATCAAGATAAATTTTCACAAAAAGATAAAAAAACTGTAACAAAAGAAAATAACATAGCTATGGAAAACATTGTTAATGAACTAAAGGAGATCCTCGTCGAGAAAAAAATCGGTGAGGAGACTGTAGCTTCCATGACTCAGACTTTTTCAGAGGCGATTCGCGAAAAGAACGAAGAGTTTTTGAAAGAGAAAGAGGCTCTTACGAGCGAGAAGGAAGCTGTTAAGAAGGAATATGAAGACCTTAAGGCTTCTGTAGCTGAGCTTGAAAGCAAGCTCAGTGAAGCTAATGAGCGGATTAACGGATTTGAAAACGAGAAGAAAGCTGAAGAAGCTGTCGCTCGTTTCAATTCTCGTATGGACGATCTTGATAACAAGTTCGACCTCGCTGATGAGGATCGTGAATTCCTTGCTAAAGAAGTGAAGTCTCTTGACGAGACTGAAGAAGCTTACGCTTCGTTCTCTGATAAGCTTGAAGTGCTTTGGAAGCATAAGAGCAAAGCTAATAAAGAAGCTTTCGAGGCTGAGATTCAGGCTCGTATTGATGAGGAAGTTGCTAAGCGTGTTGCTACAGCCTCTGCTGAAGTTGATGTCGAGGAAGCTCTTGACAATGCAAAGCAAATTGATGCTGACATCTCAAACAATAACGAGGCTCTTGCTTCTCAAGAAGAGAGTCTTGTTGACAAATTTAAAAAAGCGTTCTCCCGTGAGAACATTGAAATTTCTTAACTTAAACTAAAATAATACTATGGGACTTAAAATTCTTCCTTTTAGACAATATGACGAACATGATGTCGTCAATCTCTATCGTGTTGCCGATGGAATGGTACTCGATAGCACAACTGGAGCTGGTTCTGGCGATGCTGGAACTTTCGTGAAGGTTTCTGCTGGTGACTTCTCTGCTGACCCTGTTTCTTATGGAACTGACAGCTATCTTGGAAAAACTGATTATCCTTTTGTTGGACGTAATCAGTATCCAAAAGTAAGCCTTCAAGTTGAGCCAGCTGGAGCTGGAGATATTCCTCTTGGAATCACTCTTCTTCAGACCGCTAAGAACGACGAGAATGGCGAGAAGCTTCTTTACAATCCTCAAAAAGCTGCTGAGCTTCAGGCTGCTCTCCCCGGAGAGGCTGTCCCTGTTGCTACTAAGGGTATCTTTACTATCGCTAGCGCTGCTTTCCAAGGTGATCTT